GGCTACTCATGGTCTTCGATTGGTTAACAACGAACCCAACCTTTTTCGTCTCCTCCAACCACGCGTTGAACAGCTGGTCTGTTCCTGCAAAGAAAAGATCGTCACCGTTGACAAGACTCTTGCGCCAAACGGGGCCGCAACCTTCAATCCTCTGTCGTGCTCGATCAAGACAAATCTTGTTTAACAAGCACAGCACGACAAACGAAAGTAGGTTCCCCATCATGGAGCCACGAACGATCTTCTTCACCTCGCCCTTCCAATACACCCACGTGTCTTCGAAGGTTTTTAGCAATACCTTCTTCCGCCTTTCCGGTAGCGCCTCGGCAAGCACCTGGACAACAGCGAGGACGACGTCTTTATTAAGATTGTCAGTAGACGCCTCAAAGTCTCCAGAACGGTAGCGCTCGCCGGACCTTAAATCGGTCTTGATGGTGTTAAAGTGGTCGTTGGTGACGTCACCGCGGACCAGCCAGTCGAACTTGGAGAGGTGGTTGTATGCAGCCTCATGCACAGGGCGGAGAATTCGCTTTGCCCTAGCACTCTGCATCGTTACAACCCTCATCTTCGCCTTCTTCTTAGCTACTCCGACGCGACAATAGTCAACGTCACCCTCCGTGACCTCATCGAATCCGACGTCCTTGTGAAGGACCCCGAGCGGGTCAAATGCATGACCTCGGGGCTCCCTCTCGTCGATCCAAGGAGGCCTCACGGATAGAGTACCACCACACCCTCTTTCCAATTCCGCGCAGCCCTGCTGGTCAGGGACGTACGCGCGCTTCTTCACACTCTCTTCGCTGAACCACCTGGTACCCATGTACCACCTAGCCCTAGACTTCACGTCTGAGAGGACCTCCGGAGAGGTCACCTGAGGCTCAAACAGAGCTCGGGCTGCCCACTTCGCCTTGACGGTCTCACCATTCTTCTTGTCACAAGGCTCGCAAGGTTCATCAAAAAGAGTTTTAAATCCTTTTAATGCGGTTTTCAAGCGTAACCGTTTTTCTTCACCCTTGGCCTTGGCTAGCTGGCTAGCCGTCCACTCACTCCAACAATCCTGCAGGGATTGGCACGTAGTTCCGCCCGCGAGGAAGATCTCCCTAGTGAGACCTTCCCGCCTTAGGACAGTAGTTGCCAATCGCAAGGACTTGACCGTGCGCTGTACCGGTTTGCAGTACGCGCGGCAGGAACTTGTCTCGATTGAGTCATGTTTGAACATAACTGGGGCACAAGTTGTCTGCAGTGGGTTCGCTCGTGTATTGCACGAG